GTGGACGGCAAGCTGACGCTGCTCGACCAGAACCAGGTCATCACCCCGCACCCCTATTTCCGCATCTTTGCCACCGCAAATACCGTGGGCCTTGGCGATACGACCGGGCTTTACCACGGCACCCAGCAGATTAACCAGGGCCAGATGGACCGCTGGAGCCTTGTGGCGACGCTGAACTACCTCAGCATCGATGCGGAAACCGCGATCGTTCTGTCGAAGAACCCGCATTACAACACCGACAAGGGCCGCAAGACCGTGCGCCAGATGGTGACCGTGGCGGATCTGACCCGCACGGCCTTCATGAACGGCGAGTTGAGCACGGTCATGTCCCCCCGGACCGTCATCGCATGGGCCCAGAACGCCGAGATTTTCCGCAACGTCGGCTATGCCTTCCGCCTGTCGTTCCTCAACAAATGCGACGAGTTGGAGCGCCAGACCGTGGCCGAATTCTATCAGCGGCTTTTCGATGAGGAACTTCCCGAAAGCGCCGCGAGCCTCAGCCTCGGCTAAAGCCCCCCGCCAAAAACCTGAATCGTTGGGATTCCCATGAGAGCTGAATTGTGATTCATCCTGTTTGGGAGGATGGATCATGTCGGCACCTTTACCGGAAGCTCTTCGGGCGCGGTTTCAGAGATTGATTGAAGAAGGGTTAAGCGGGCGTGCGGCTGCGTTGCGGCTGAGGGTGTCGCCTGCCACTGGGGCGCGTTGGGGGCAGGCGATCCGCCGGACAGGTCAGGCCCACGCTGCGCCGCAAGGTCGGCCCAAAGGCAAGGGCAAGCTTGACCCGCATCGCGCCTTCTTCGCCGAGGTCATTGCGCAGGACGGCGACATCACGATGCCGGAACTGGCGTCTGCCTTGCACGACGCGACCGGTGTGCGCGCGCACCCGAACGCGATCGGAAAGTTCCTTCGCAAGCTCGGCTACACGCACAAAAAAAGTCGCTGGTTGCTGCCGAGCGTCGCCGCACCAAGGTAAGGCGGCAGCGCGATGACTGGTTCAGGCACCGTATCCCGGCTGTGTCAGCGCACCCGGAACGCGTTGTCTTCATTGACGAAACGTCCGTGAAGACGAACATGACCCGGTTGCGGGGATGGGCACCGCGTGGGGATCGCTTGGTCATGGACGCCCCATTCGGGTCGTGGGGGACACAAACCTTCATCGCGGGGCTCACCGCCGATGCCATGATCGCACCCTGGGTCATCAAGGGGGCAATGGATGGTCCCGCCTTCGCGGCCTATGTCGAGAAAGTGCTGGTCCCGGAATTGACCCCCGGCACCGTGGTCATTCTGGACAACCTGGCCACGCACAAGAACGCCGCCGCAGCCAGGGCGATGAGGGATGCAGGGTGTTGGTTCCTGTTCCTGCCGCCCTACAGCCCCGACCTCAACCCCATCGAAATGGCCTTCTCAAAGCTCAAGGCCCAACTCAGACGGATCGGCGCGAGGACATTCACCGAAATGTTCAAAGCAATCGGCCATGTCTGCGACCTCTACTCGGAGCAGGAATGTTGGAACTACTTCAAGGCTGCTGGATATGTCTCAGGTTAAAGGCGTGACGCTTTAGCAGGATCGTTTTCGGGCGCTGTATTCAGGTTCCCAGCAGTTGCCGCCTCGTACACAGAATGAGTTTCTACTCGGATAACACGATCACCCACAGCATACGTCCCGGCCGCCCAAACCGGGTAATCGTTTTCTGCAATGTTCGACGCCAATAAAGTGCTGTCATTTATAGGCGTCGGAACAATCATAACCGCTGCGCTTGTGATCATGACGGGGCAACCACGGTATAGGTGGGGGTGCCAATTTCTTCGCGCTTCTCCTCAAGACGCAACATTTTTCGAGAGTCAGAACTCAGATTGATCATCATCTGCGCATTCTCATCTTTGAATTTACGCAGTTCTTCTTTCATTTCCTTAACAGCGTCTACAATAGGCTTATTATCCAGCATACGGCGTGTATCAGCCGGATTGTAAATCCGTGACGGCGCAACAAGCTCCATATCGTTTTCGCCTACACGGGCAAGCCCGCCTCTGTGGGCACCGCCCATAGCAAAGGCAGGCACGCCGCCTAGAGCGCGTATGGCGTCTCGCTGCGACGCAAGTGTTGATGCAAGTTGGCTTAGCTCGCCCGCTCGGCCAAGGGTTTGCTCAAACACCCCGCCAGACTGCACAAACTCGCGCTTAAACCCTGCGGCGTCACCGCCACGTGTTGAGATTTGACCGTATTGGGAGCTAAGCAGTCCCTGCTCCGTAATGTTGAACCGAGCATCGTTTACAAGGCGGGCTGCACCAGCATTGGCGTTTAAAAACACGCCATATTTATTAGCCAGACTGAATATTTCGGGTATAGCCGACTCGACTTGGCTTATGGCTGTTCGCTGAGCTTTAGCCGTTGCTTCAAGCTGTGCTTGCGCCGAAGCTATAGCACGTTGCTTGTTGGCCTCCGCTTGTTGCGCCGCGATAGACGCCTCCTGTGCAGCAATAAGGCGCGCAAGAAGATTGTTTATTGAACCAATGCCCGAAACCATGTCGCCAACGCCAGCGACGTTGATACCGTTGCTAAGCCTGCTCAAAAGTGCGGCAGTTAAGTTAGCGTTGCCCTCGACAGCTCGCTCAACAAGCTCAGTTATGCTTACCGTCTGGCCCTGCAAACTCTGGACCTTGTTCAGCTCGTTGTTAGTGAGCCGCTGCGTCCCTGTAACGCTTACTGTTTGGCCTGTAACAGCGTTGGCGAAAGTCAGCGTCTGCTGGCCAAGGGCAAAGAGCTCTGCTGCTGTTCTACTGGAAGCATTTGAAATAATGCGCGCCGCCTGCGCCTCTTCGGAAGTGATAATGCCGTCCTTATTACGGTCGACTGCATTAACCACCGAAGCAATAGCTGCATCGGATGCCTTGCCTGCCAACGACGCTCGAAGTTGCGCCACTGTCGTATTGCCATTACGGTCAACTGCAGCAACAAGCGCCATAACCGTGCTTTGGTATTGGCTTAGAATAGCCGCTGTTTGCGACTCGGTGACCGAGATAATTCCGTCTTTATTGGCGTCCATCGAATCAACTATCGCACGCGTCTGCGTCAGCAAAGACGAGATATACCTTGAGCCCTCAGACGACAAAGAACCAACTATTCGACCGCCGTTATCTTTTAATGCAGACACGGTTTCGCCGTTAAGTCCTTTGCCGGTAACGATTTGCAAATTAGCGCTGTCCGAGATCTGGTTCTTAATGCTATTCAGAACGCCTATTTGTTCTTCGAGCAAATCACGCGTAACGTCACCTGACTCTAGAAGGTCGCGCAAGTTTTCAAGCGCCGCTGTTTGCACATCAAACAACTTGGCTTGATAGTCCGCACCAAGCCCCATAGCTTCTGAAACCGCAGCCGCTTCATTCAATTTATTGCGTATGTCTGCTTGCAAACGGCCCATCTCAAGCGCAGACGTTGCAAATTGGCCCCCGTCGGTGGCCAACGTCCTGCCCGATGCTGCCAAACCGCCAAGTGCTTCTTGGTCGCCGCCGATAGCTTTCAGGAACATGCGATTGAACGATTTGCGCGCGTCTGCGAAGTCGGCTTCAGTGGCGACGGCCCGAAGTTCACTTGCTGCACTGCGAAGGCTGTCGGCCAGCCTAAAGAAAGCGGTTGCCGAGTTACGTGCTTGTTGCGCGGCCCTGTTCGAAGCCTCAATCTGGTCGTTAATTTTAGCGACAGCTTGGTTGCCCAACTGCCCAGCGAGTGCGCCCATCTTGTTAGCTAGGCTGTCGATGGCTGGAAGTACGTTGTTGAACTCGGATGACAAGGACACAAGTGCGGCATACATCTGACGACCGGCTTCGGTAGACAGGTCTTGCATATCGACCAGCGCACGAAGTTCAGCACGGGTTTCGGGCATAGCCATCCCAAGCTCATTCATGGCTGTTGCCAGACGCCGCGTTAGAAGCTCGCTGCGTTCACTTTCGCTGTAGAAATTTTGGTAGTAGCTGTCTGTTGCTGACGTGAGATTTTGTAACCCACCGAATGCGTCGGCGAGTGACGATGCAGCGGCGGCACCATCAAGGCTCATGTCGTACATCGTTTTGTCGAGCATACCGAGCGATGCGTTAACAACGCCTATTGAACTCGACAGCCGTTGGATGGCTTCGTAAGCGCCTTCGCCCTCACGCTGTAGCTCAGAAATGCCGGGAATAAGGCTAGCGAATTCGTCGCTGAGGTCGGTAAGCGCTTCCGTTATCGCAGATTGTGCTTCGCTATCGCTCATCCCTTTGGTGCTGACTTTTACGGTTGCGCTGAAGTCCTTGAAGGCACTTGCGCCGATGCCCAATGCGCCAGCCGCATTGAGAACCCCGCTTTGTATCTGCCCCACAATAGCTTCAAAAGGCTCGGCGGCTTCGCGGTCAAGAGCGCTGACACGCTCTCTGGTCTTCTTTGACAGTCCGAAGAACCGACTTTCCTCAACCAGCCTGAATGACTGCACAAGCGCGTTCATTCCGTTGACGGTCACTTGAAGGCCCGAGTCGAGTTCTTTGGTTTTCTTTTTGAAAAAGCTGAATACAGCGCCAACGGCGAGAAGAGGCGCAGCAACGGCACCGATAGCCGTGGCGAAACCTGTCAGACCCGTAGTAGCACCAGACAGGGCCGCGCCTATGCTGCTAGCCGCCCCACCAAGACCACCCATCCCCAGCGATGACACAACGCTTGAAAAACCACCGATAAGGCCAGTGCCCGAAGTGGCAGTGCCCAAAATGCCGCCTAGCAGCCCACCGCCCGCGCCTTGGCCAGCGCCTAGCAGCCCGCTTAGCAGCCCGCCCCCGCCCGACGGGGCAGCACCCCCCGTGGCGGCGCTAGCTGCGCCTGCAGCCCCCGCGCCAACGCTGCCAACCAGCGCTAGTTTAATCGGGTTTGCGATTGCAGTTGCAACCATCTCTTTGATCGTTTTCTTGAAACTGCTCAATAGATCGTCGAAGTCTCGTAACCCAGAAGCGACAAAGTCACCGATAGCGTTTCCAAGATCGCTGATAATTGGGTAGCTGTTGAGTAGCTCGTCGTTCAGGTCTTTGACAGCTTTCTGGAAAGCCCCGTTAGACAGGCCATGGTCCGAAACCAAGTACTCAAGACGCTCAAGCTCCTCGTTGTACTTAAGCATTGGGTTAGCATCGAATTCAAGCTGCTCGACTTCTTTAGCAAACTTTTCGGCTTCTTTTGCTGCGGCCTTCATCGCCTTGCCAGCTTCTTTTGCTGCGCCCGCCGTTCCCTTGTTAGACCCGCTTCCGCTACTGCCGTCACCGGCAAGCGCTTCGTTCAAGTCCACGACCTCTTTTGTGGCTTTTTTGGTGACCGTGCTTTCTTTTGCTGTTTCTATATTCAACTTATTCAATGCTTCGCGGGCTTTATCAAACCCATCAGATGCCAAAGAAGAAGCTTCTGAGGCATACGACTTAGCCGCACTTCTTGCACTCATTGAGCTTTCTGCGAAATCAGCGCTCGCTCTAACAACGCCTGTAATCTTATTCTGTAGTGTTGAGAACGTACCTTCCATACCCGGAATACCTTCTATTCCGGTAGCGACCGACTGAACGAAAGTAGACCACGAATTAAGCATGTCTGATATGGCGAGAAGAAAGTCTGCTTTGACAGTATTCCACACAGATGCCAAGCTCGGCGGAATAGCATTCGCTGCTTCAGCAATACCCTGCCACACGCCTTTAGCCACGTCTCCCAACAGCACAAGAGCAGTTCCCCACGAGCCTGTAACCTCTTTGGCCCGCATTAGCTGGAAAATTAATTCACCAATCACAACAATAGCTGCTCCCCAACCTGCGCGAATGAGGGCGGTTCTCGTAAACAGAATACCGGCGGCGAACTTACGTGTGGCCACCGCGGCTGCGACTATTGCGGGTTTGTATGCGGCTGTTAGAGCTACAGCGGCAACACCGAAATAGACTCCTAGCCTGTCCATATTTTCGGCGAGCATTTGGGCCAGAACACCGGCAGCTTCCATAGCAGGAACAAAAACGGTTAGCAGGGCGTCACCAAGCGCTGCGGTGAGCGTCCATATTTTGCCCAATGCCACTTGAAGCCGTTGATCTTTGTCGAGCGACATCTTGCCGTAAGCTTCGGCGGTAGCACCTGCTTTAGACTCCATGTCGTCGAGTATAGCGTTCATGCTTTCGCCCGCCGATCCTGAGAACGCAAGTGCGGCACCAACGGCCTCAACAGACCCGAACAGCATCTGCATCTTTTCGGAGCTTCCGCCGGTTTTATCAACAACGTCCTGCATGAACCCTGCGAAGCCTTTCGCAGATATAGCCGAAGCGCTAAAGTCAAGACCGAGTTGTTTGGCGAGGTCGCTGGCCTGCTTTGACGGTCCAAGCGCAGCCGACAAAGAGGCCCTGAGAGCTGTCACTGCTTCTGCCGTGCTTAGACCACCTTTAGTGAGCGCCGCTGTTGCTGCTGCAGTCTCGTCAAAGGAAAGACCCATCTTTTCGGCAAGTGGCAAGACCTTGCCGAGCGACGATGACAACTCGCCGACTGTTGTAACACCGGCTTTCACAGCAACAAAAATGGCATCCGAGGCTTCGGCTGCAGTAAGACCGCTCGAAGAATAAACGTTCATAGCTGTCGACAAGATTCCGACGCCAGTTGTGACGTCCGTAACACCGCCAATCGCAAGCTTGTTAGCCGCGTCGAGTGTCATGGCTGCTTCTTCTACGCTGGACGCACCGGCCGAGATAGCTTGGTAGAATGCTTGCGCCTGAGAAGTACCTGTCCCGCCATATGTGGCAGCAAGTCGATTTGTTTCTTCTTGCAAGAATTTGGTTTGTTGAGCGTTGCCTTCGATAAGTGTCGAAACCTCGCTCAAGGCCGCACCGAATTTTCTAGCTTCGCCTATGGCAGCGCTCGCAGAAATGCTACCGGCAATAAGAGCAAAAGCGCCGCCCGCAATACGCGTGAACGCCTTCAAGTTACCGCCAAGCTTGCCGAAGTCGCGGCGCATCGAGTCGGTTGCTTCGCCGATACGTTTTTGAGTTCGAACGCCTTCGTCGCCAAAGTCGCGCAAATTCTGCTTGCCGTCTTTAACTTTGCGGCTGTCTATCTCTACGCCCAAACGGGCAAGATCCATTGTCATTTGCGCTGCTTTCTACTGGCGTTCTTAAATTAGGGCCTCAACCAACGAGGCCCTAATTTACGGTTCGTAGGGTGCGGGGGTGCTTTTACCGTCAGACGAGCTAAGCTCGTTCGAGTATTGAACGGACATAAGATAAAGCCATTCAGCGTCTGAGTCTGAGAAAGCGATTCCTTGGTTAGCAGCCCACGCGGCGAGCTCGGTATGCGGTATGGGTACAGCCCCCATACCGCCAGACCATACCGGGCCGATCTTGAGAAGCCACTCACACAGGTACGACTTGAACTCGACGTCCGGGAAAATCATCGGCTCGTTGGCTTTGTCGTACAGCTTAGCCCTAGTCCACTCGTGGTCTTTCGGCTTAGAGCTGAGCCATGCGTGTTGCCTTGCCCAGAGGCAAAGAGCGTCTAGCGCTTCCCCAAAAAATTTGCGCGCTCTGCAACAAACTCGTCCGCCTGCTCCATCGCAGGACGATAGCCTTTAAGCACCTTGATGGCGTTGTCGGTCGTATAGTCGATGAAGTAAGTCTTGCCGTTAGGCGTGTCGCTCCACGGGATATTTTCCCACCCGACCAAAGCTGTTGCAATGGTCTCGATATCCATGTTTTCTGATTCTTCAGCGCTGCGCTTCTCGAGCTGTTTGGTACGCATCAACTTCATAAGCTGCGCTTGTACCTTGGCCTGACGTGCCCGAAACTGTGGGCTGTCCTTGCCAACGAGGTGGAAAAGGCACGGGCTGTAATCAACGTCCTGTTTATCGCGCACGGTAACAGTCTGGATATTGCCGTTTTCGTCGGTGTATATATACAACGGCGACCCATCGGGGGCCGCAAGGTGCATCTTGGCAACAGCGGTAGCGAGCTCTTGGCCCATGGTATTGAGATTTGTCATACTAACTTCCTATCGGGTTTGTGGTTTATGAAAGGGCCACGGGGGCGAACCACCTCCCCATGACCCTTCCCGCTCGCTCGCAAAATTTGGAAAAACGAGCGAGCGTTCTTTTACGCGTCTACTGTTTCGCGCGTAAGCTCTACCTGCGACGTAGCGCCAACAACGGCGCCAACGCTCACAGCATTGGTGAACGACATGACCTTGCCCGAGGTGTACTCAACCGACCCATCGCTTCGTGTCAAGCGGAGCGAAATCTCGTCCTTCGAAACACGTGCCGCCTTGAGAATGGCTTGGCCTGCGTCTGCGGGGTCGTACGCCATAGGGATGGCGAGCGAACCGAAGTTGAGTTCGCCGTGGTACTTGTTCACAATACCGTCTTTCAGACGTGTGAACGTCACTGTTGCATGTGCCGGGCCATGGTCAGGCACTTCGCCCAGCTCGCCAATTTCAGTCCATGTGAGCGCCGCGTAACCAGTAGCGTCGTATGTTGCCGGAGCGGCGGCGGATACGGACAAGAACCCGCCTATTCCTTCAGTCGTAGCCATGTTCTTTTCTCCTAAACATGAGTGATTGCGCCTGCGGCGCGTTAAATAGGCGGGGTGCCTATTAGTTCAGCAGCACAGCGACAAGCCCTGTCCCGCCTGTAACGGCGATGGTTCCCTTGAGGTATGCCGCAATACTATCGAGCGGGACGACCTTGGCAGCACCCGCAGCAATTGAGCCGACCGCGTAACCGCCGGAAACATCGACAGTACCAATCCCTTGGACAGGCACGGACGTACCGCCATCCCCGTCGATCACAGGAGACAAAGCCCCCGCCGTCGGGTTGCGAAGAATAAGAAGCTGACCTTGATTGGCAGCGTAGATGAACGTGTCGCTTGCCGTCATTGTGGTTTCGACGGCTGTGCGAACGCCTGTACCTTCGGTAGAGGTGGGCTGGATGGTAGCCATTCTTTAACTCCTTACGGGCTTGACAGGAGTAATCCCGTCTTTGAATTCGACCAATACGTTGCCGTCAGAAGCCGTAGCGTCAGCGACTGTGCCCTCGTATTCGACACCGTTGTCGAGAATGAATTTAATGCTCGCGCCTTTCTGGGGCGCTTCGCCGCTGTAAAGCAGCGCCGGGTGGGATACACCCGTTCCGGGACCAACAGTGGCCAGCTTACCACCGGTAATGGTGTTCGACTCTTTTGCTTCGGCTTTGATCTTGGACATCTGCGTCACTCCTTTGTTGCCCGATATCGGATTATCACTGGAACGCGCCAATCTGGCCCATCCTTGAAGCCGCCTTGTATTGTAGGAGGCGAAACAACAGACACCTTTACGCCTGCGCTCGTTACGCTCACACCGGGCGCGAATAGATTGGCCACCGCTGTTGCGTAGCCGTTGGCGGCGTCTTCACCGGTGTCGCCTTCAACAACCACAACAACACTGAAAATGCCCAACTCCTTGAGCTTATTCCCCCTGAGCGGGCTTGTGCGGTCTACGGTTGTTATCTCGACCTCAAAAAAGGGTCTTGCTACAGTCGCGCCGACGTTCGGCCAGACACCGGATATTCCAATGCCTCCTGATGCCAACCGTTCTTTCAGTGCGTTGTTAATTGTGCTTTTGTTCATATGAACTGGTTCCTTGCTTTACGGACAGCTTGCGGAACCCACTTTGCAGACCAACCTGCGGCCATAACATCGACCCAGAATGTGCCGCTCACGCCGTTAGCGCCGTAATGCACAGGTCTTGCGTAAGGGGCAGCATTTCCGCCCCACGTAAACGAGGCTATGTCGCCAGCCTGCATCTGCCCAGCCACCAGAACATAGCTGTTAGCGCCCGATATTGCGGTGCTGCCGTAAATTGTCGATTGCAGCGACGATGCAAGCGCCCCTAAGTCTCTAGGTATGGTCCCCCGCTGGCGCGACCCGCCCCTAGTAATGCCCGGAACGATTTCGACCGACGAAAGCATGTCACTCGTTGCTTGCTTGACTACAGCGTCAGCAACCTTTTCAACTTTGGCAACCCACTGAGGTAGATTGGAAAACTGGTAAACGGTCACAGCGCCGTCCTAACAGTTGCAAGTTCTTCCGGTGTCAGTCGCGACTTCAAACCATTCACCAAGTTAAGGCGAATTCGAAGGTGACACCGACAGTTGATCACTTCCGACGCTGGCGCTCCCAATCCAGTGTCTCCGGGATAGCGCATCATTGCCCCGGTAGGACTAACGAACGGCTGTCCGTATCCTCTTCTCTGTCGGTCCATCTCGCTGTGGGATGGGCGAGTAAAACGATCACCGCTCGCGTCCCACTCTACATTGATCTGATCGGCACTCATTTGCCCCTTGGCAATCGCTTGTTGCAGCCCTGCGTCCTGACCGGCGTGAAGGCCTGGGGCTGATTGCAAAAGAGGGACAACTTCCGCGTCGAAAATGTGCTCAAGCGGGTCTGGGCGCCGCCGGCCCCGCGTCTGGGGCTTCTGCGACGGCAGCTTGGGGTTCTGTGAAATGCGGTATCCGGTCGCCCGGCTCATCCCGGCCTTGGCCGCGGCGACTTCGATGGGGTGGTCTTGTCTCAGCTTCATGAAAAGTCTCGTCTGTTGATCGGTTACATGGCGCCCCGGCACAAAGGTGGTTCTCCATTCCTGAAAACCACCAGCGTAGCGGGCCGGCCGCGATCACAGACCCCAAAAACGGGCGAAGCGGCGGG